GGTGTTCAAGCACTCGCTGGCCATTAATGTCCAAATCAAATACGGTCTGATAAGTCACTGGCGTAGCTGGTCTTAATCGCCGTGTACGTACGTATTGACCTTGTTGAGCTTGTTCTTCTTCTGGATCTGGCGTTTGAGCGAGTTCTTTTATATGTTCTTGAGCTTTTTCAAGGGCATCCTCAAGCTGAGATATTTTCTGGATAGTCTTAATTTCAGCTACTGACTTGTGGTAATTAACAGCCTCTAAACCACGTTTTTCTCTATGGCACTTCCACCAGCCAGCTAGTGAAATCAGTAAGGCAATAGCAAGTACCGCGACAATTAAAATCATTGCATTGTCTCACTGGTTAATTGAGTTTCCAGGCCTTTAGCTAAAGCGCTACTCATCTGTTGAGTCATTGCCGCTTCTTGTTCTTGTGCAGCAGCTGCCTGTTGCTGTTCTGCCCTCTGCTGGCGTATTGCCTGAATACGGTCATCTGTACGCATGGTTGCCGTTGGTACACCCAGTCGAGCGCCTGTAACTTGAGCTACTGCATCCAGATCAATGTTGTCCAGAACAGATGGATCACTTTGTGCGACCTGTCCAATCAATGCCAGGTGACGCTCAATAGCACTTACATCTTCCAGCTGCTGAGCGCGTGCAAGCGGTGAAATAAATTTGAATGAAAGATTACGGCCTTGCATTTCTTCTGGTGCTTCGCCTAGCGCATCTGCCCGATATGCCAAACCAAAAGAACGTTCCAACAATGGAGTAAGTAATTCAGCCTGTGAGCGTCCATACAATGGACCTAACTGTTGCCGGATCAGATCTACACGCACATGCACTTCGGTTGCTGTCATGGCTGGGCCACTTGCAGGTTGTAAAGCATCTGCCATAAGTTTTTTACGGATGCCAGCCTGTAAGCGTTCAATACCCACATCAGATACCTGGATACTTTTCCCATCATCCAGACGTTTCATTGAATCTACACTTGCTGCAGTGATGATCTTTCCACCACCAAGCCGTACTGTGCGAGGATTTAAAGTTCCATCATCCTCTGCGATATACATACCTAAAACGCCTATTTCCAAGCTTCTTAAATAATCGCGCATGATCTTGTTGACTGTCTTGGCATCAGGCAAGGCTACAGACATAGCCCCAACGCCATATACGCTACCTGGTAACTTTCGATAGCGCGGCACGGCGCATGGAAACTCGTTATAACCAGACTCTTTAAGAATGATTTTGTTATCCACTTCCACATGATATGAAGCAAAAGCCATATGCTTGGGTAACAATGGCCGATCATCTATAGGCTGTTTATACTCAGGACGTGGCATGATGGCATGCATGATCTTGAATCGTTTATCTGGTTCTTTCTCTGCAGCATCACGTACAGCTAGACTTACTTTCTCCTCGCCATATTCTTTGATGATTGCAGCTGCTGTCATTTCATAGACGCGGAAAATCGTATCTACGATGTAATCAGGTCGTGTTGAAGCGATATAACACTCACCGATTGGCCAGTTCTGAAAGACATAACCACCACCAGCCCGACGGTTGATGTCTTCGTACATGACAGCCCAACCAGCCACGGTATAGTCCAGTGTTAAATCAAAGATTTCTGAATCAAAATTTGCACCATGAATATTGCGCCAAATGAATTGGCATATATCATCCAGCCACTGTTCACTCTCAGTAATCTCTGCCGGATCATCCACACCATCAGGTACAGCTTTAAACCAGATTGCATTTGCTGGTGTGGTACCTGAAATTAAACTTGATACAAGTAAAAGAATCGCCTCAGCAGCGGTTGAATCAAGCAGCTCTGCCCGTTGGTTGTTACGTGTTGATGTAATATCCCCACCATCAAAAGCCTGTTGACGCTCTGGTGCGCCGTACTGGTAGCACTGTTTCCAATGTGCTTCAAAGGGCAAGCGAGCTGCTTTTAATTCTTGAAGGCGCTTACATAGCTGAGCTGCTTTATCATCCATATTAACCACCTAATGTTGTTTTCTTTTCATCTTCTGAAGTAGAAGACAGAACTTCTGAAGCCTTACGTTTTTTACGCTGAGCTGTGGCTACATTGGCCTCTTCTTGTGCTTTACGCTTGGCTTCACGATCTGCTGCCTCTGCATCAAAACCTTGTGAGTCAGCCTTCGTATCAGTAAGACCAACTGCATCTGTCACTTTAGAAATGACTTTCCCAATAGTTCCGCCGCACATTAACGCACCTCCTTTGAGGTCCATCCTTTTTCGGTCAATACAGATTCACGGCGTACATTTGCCTGAGTATTAGCTTGGCTTGCTTGAATGACTGGTGCTGGGCTAGAAGCAACTGAACCCTGTTTTAACTGAGCATTTTCCTGCTCAAGCCGGTTCATGCGTTCCTGCATCATGGCAAATTGAACAGCTAGATCACCTTCTGGTACTGGTGTAGTGGTTGTCCCTTCTTGATCAGGTGCTGCTAAGAGCTCAGCTTTGGTTTCTGGTGCGGTATCATGATTTTCATGAAGCACGGGCTGTGGTGTTAGTTCTACAGTTTCTGTGGTTTTATTTTCTTCTGGTGTAGTGGTTGCACCAGGTACTTGAGTTTTACGAGTTGCCATAGAAAAAGCCTCAATCGTTAATGATCAAGGCTAAGTGTTGTATAGATTGTTTCGGAGTTTGTTGGGTGATTAATTAGGTTAATATATATAAAAACTATAGGTATTTTAGAATGGTCCAAGATATAGGCAACCCCTTAAGGATAGATCCTGATTTATTAGAGAAATATGAGAGCGTTCCTCAGGACGACAACTATTATTATTTTTATAAATACGTTCGTTTAGATGATCAAGTCTTAGATGGAATATTTGGTAAGAACCAGCTTAAATATACCAATCCTATAGATTTTAATGATCCTTTTGATTGTCATTTTGCTATTAATATTGATTTCACCGGCTTCACTCAAGCTAATGCCAGTAAAGTTTTCAAGCAGCGTATTAAGGGTAAAAAATGGTTAGAGGTCAAAGAGAAACTCAAAGCACGTATCAGGCAAACTATGTCTCTGGATTTTAGGGAAAATTTTAGAAGAACCGTTGCTGTGACTTGTTTTAATACAGATCCATTTAATATGCTTATGTGGTCTCACTATGCTTATAACCATACAGGCTTTATATTAGAGTTTAAAATATCAAAATTTAGTAGTAGCACTCCTTATCCATTACCTGTTCTCTATAATGATGAATATCCATCTTTTTTACTTAATTGGGACATTAATGAACATCTTAAGAAGGAAAATATTGATAGCGAATTAACTCAATTAACAATTCTTACTAAAGCAGAATGCTGGTCTTATGAAAAAGAATTTAGACTTTTGATAGATACAACTATTCCTGAAAATATAGATGAAGTTATTCCTCAATATAGGATTATTCTCAAAAAATATGACCCCCTTATTCTTTCAAGCGTAATTACTGGTTCTAAAATGAATTCGGAAAATTACAAAAAAGTTTTAGAAGCAGTTAAGAAATTTAATTCTAAGCATAATTTGAATGTTCAGGTTCATAAGGCAGAGCTCGCAGATAAAAAATTTAAAATAGTTATTCCAAGTCATCCACGCCTTTCCAAGGAACAGAACAACTAATATAAATACTATACTTTTTCTGGTTCTGCTGTGAATTCTACTTTGTTTTGTGCATTAGGTATTTTTACTTTCTGAGTAACCATAAAAAACCTATTCAGTAGTTGATTAAATAGGATCAGTGGGAGTATGGATTTTGGGATCTGTTGTAATTAACTTAAAAAAATTAAGGTATTTGTGCTTTTAGTTTACGAAGATTAATTCTCATTCTATCGGGTGTTTCCCCAACACTATTTAAATGAGAGGTAAGAGGGATTAATCTTTTTAAAACTATCTGTATTGAGTCTACATCCGAACTTTCATGCTCTTTAAATTCTTCAAATAGGTCTTTTATTTCCATCTCCATATTTTTAACTTTTAACTCTTGCTCTTCTAAAGCTCTAATCCACTTATTTACTCTAGATTTTAATGTATCATTGTTATTATATTTTATAAGTTCTCTGAGAAATAATTTATAATCGGCAATAATATCTTTATATTTAGTAATAGTATGTTTTGCTAAATAATGAGTTTGCCCAAATTCAGAAATGATTTTAGTATACAATTCAAAATATCTCTGTTCATTAGCAACATGCTCTTGTTCTTGAGAAATTTCAATTTGTCTTAAAATTTTTTCATACCCTTTGAAGGCCAAATATAAAGCAAATAAAGCAATAATAATTTGTATCTGACCTGAATTAATTTCAGTCCATGTCGATAACTCAACCAAAGAATTCCACATACTATTCCCTTACTATAAATTTTTAATTTAATGTATAAGATTCAATTTCTTTATATTCAACAATTTTAAATTCTCGTTTCTTTTTATCTTTCATAATTAGCACTTTATCGCCCGTCATCTCAACTAATAACCAATTATCACTCTGATCTTTAAGTCTTATTAGAATAAATTCTCCTCTTTTTTTTATAAGTCTATTTCCTGCATCAAAACCAGTAGCATATGGCATAACGGTAAAGCTAAATACAAACATTAAAGGCATAAAATATCTAAAAATCACATCAATTTTACTACTTTTTAATGGATCAATATTGATAAAATTAGATTTTTTAACAGAATTAAAATTCCTCTCTGAATCGATTAAAAACATAGTTGCTAAAATATTTAAAAAGAGGATTCCAATCCAGCCCGATATTAAATATTCAATATTTAAATTGAATCTCGCTATAATTAAACCTGAAAAAAGATAAATAGATACAAAAACTAAAAAAATTATATATATATATTTTGTTTTTATCTTTTTACCTATCCATATACCAATCAATACCCCTAAGAATGAACTAACCACCAATTTAATAGAGGAAATAAATAATTGTTGGGGTAATATATTATTAAGGTACCACTCAATACCAAGTGCCTTATAAAATCCCATTTTATAGAGTAAAGAAATTCCCACACTAACAATAAAAATTATAGTAAGTATTTCAGCAACACTTATCTTTTTTGTTATTTCATTAAACAATGTCATTGGTTGTATTTCTTAAAACAGTTCAAAACATTATACCTATCTAAATTTATTAAAAAATTCTGATTTTTAGAACCGATGTATTGACACCAGCCCCAAACCTCACACCAGAAAAACCTTTCGCCGTTGACCTCCTTCTACGGCGTTCTATTTTACTTTTAATTAGTTTTTTATTAAGGAAGGCTTTGAACAGTGCTCTGAGCTACATCAAGCAAACTTGAAAATACTGGACTTGTGAAAGTACCAAGTGTAATTGCTGCACACATTTGATCAATAGCCTCTTTAAATGTAGGTGTCTTTTGATAATATTCTTTTATATCTTTATTAAAGAAGGCTTCTGAATAAAAATCTGTAATAGCTTCTTTAGTAAATTCCTCTCCTAATATTTCATAGTTTTTTAAGCAAAGAATTAATTTATCAATCTCTATGATTAACACTCTTTTTAAATCAAAACTGATCTCAGTATCACTAATAATTTTATCTCTTTCCTCCTTTAATTGATTTAATAATGCTAATATTTTATTACTATCTAAAGTCGAGCGAATTGTATAACCATGATTCCAATTTCGAATATTGGATCTAACAATAGCTAAAGTATGCTTATGAATTCTATCAATATTGGTGGCAAAAACCCCATCTATACTTAGGCCTTTTAATATTTCATCAACCCAATCTTCATCTGGTTTATGCATATCATTATTTAATTCACTTTCAACAATAATTTGCTTATGCAAGGTTAAGGTTATGCCTACTAATTGGTTCATCCTTTCACAAAGGAGAATTCTATTGGTGAGGCCCGTAATTTCCGACCATCCTGAGTACGCTGATATATTAGAAACAGAAATTTGATCTCTATATAATTTTGCGTCTGATAAATGATTCAATAATACTTGTAGCTGATTCACATGCATTTTCCTTAAAAATTAACTTCTCAGGTAATCTTAAGTGAATCAAACAAGTAGTTCAAATTACTATCATCCCAACTCCCGATCCAAATCACTAACCATCTGGTCACATACTCCGCCGTCTTCAAAAATATCCAACTGGCCAAACTTGTACCTATACGTTAGCTGCTCACCTATACGCGGAAAACGGCCTATACCGGTCTGATCCTGCCAAAGCATAATGAGCTGGTCGCCGTTCTCGAAAAAAGGACGTGCACCAGTGGCCCATGCTGAAACTGTTGTTGATCCACTTACTTTTAAAAGCATTGCTATTTTCTCGTGTGAAAAACCTAAGTTGCGTAGGTCTAAAAGCATCCGGCCAAAGTCTGGTGCTTTGTAGTTATTACGTGCCTTGATAAAGCTTTTTGCCTTCTTGTTTGCGTCAAAGAAACGCGCGCGTGCGCGAGGAGAGTCTTCAAACGCTAAATTATCAACCCCAAATTCAAATCCCAGATTACTCATAGACCACCCCATGTATTAGAAATATTCATATTCCCAAGTATTGTTTTTGGTATTGCGCTTTACGGCGATAAACGGAATTGGGAACATAGCAGCTGCAACTTTGATCTTGACCCGTGCATCATCTTCCCAATACCCTTTTACTTCATGGGCTTCAATTTCCCCTGTAGCCTTTAGGACAATAAAATCAGGCGAGTAAAATGTCTTATTAGCCAGTCGAAACTTCATTGAATCGAATGCATACCAGATAATTTCACCAGCATTTTTCAGTCCTTCTAAGTACCCTGCGTAATTTCGCTCTGTTTGGTTCATTTCCCCTTGTTTAAGTCTGCCTAGTACTCTGGCATCATTTTTTGGCTTAGATGGCTGTACGGCGCTAATTTTGCGTTTCTCGTGGGCTTTTAAATGATTCTCTAGCTGATCTTCACTCCAACGTAGTCCATTCATGATTACCCCTTAGCCAAACGGTATGCTTCTGCTGGTGATTGGCCACTAGCAATCAGCTTTTGTTGCTGAGTAGGCACATGCTTTGCACGTTGCTTGATTACTGCCGACAGTTCTGGTGGACATGGCACAGCCTGATGCTCTTTTTGTTCGATGTGTACCGGCTTTACTGGTGGTATATACATCATCTGAACACGTCCGGCTTTTCTCGCTTTATCCAGATAATCGCTGTAAATATCTCTAAACGCAAAATGTGCTGCTTTCTGGCCTTCGGTTTTCATGACATGACGCACTTCATCAAGTGCACATTTGGCCAGTGTGGTAATTTTCTGGTTTCGGTCAGCTTCAAAATTGAGCGCTTTGGCCCATGCTTGTTCCGCAGTCCACCAGTCACCGTCATGTACACACCAGGAACGAAACTCAGGAAGTGATGGACACCACTTTTCAGAATTCATGCGTTGTAAGCCACGGCGCAGTTCTTCAGGTTTCAAACCGTTCAAAACTGTGCAAACGGTGAACTGCAATTCTGATGGTTCAATCTCGCCAAATTTTTTATCGAATGCTTCGCCGTAGAGGGCCTGCATACGGCCTAGTACCTGGTCTGCAATCTCTGGTGGGAAATCAACCGTGAATGCGTCTTGGAATAACTGGATATTACTCATGATTCACCTCGTGTAACTACGCCTTGGCCATAGCGATGACGTGTTTTATCAGACTTGGTTTTTTGTGCTGGTGCCTTCGCGGCTTTGCCAGCTTGTCCCTGTAATTCGCTTTTTCGGTTTTTCAAGAATGTGAGCCAGCTTCCCATCCAGCCCTGGCTGGTCTGTGCTGTTGCGGTGAGTGACCATTGCCCCAGCTTTCTGAGAAGATCCAGTATTTCGGTTGAGCTGAGTTCAGGAAAACTGACCAGCGCTTGCTTTTGGAAATCACTGGCCACTGGATAAACTTCGCTGAGTTCTTTCAGCGAGTATCGTTTTTTGTCCTGCGGATAATATTCGATGAATTGCAGCATCGATTTGTTTTGTGCAACGAAAGTTTTTTCATGCGTTTCATCATTAATATTTTCTTTCTCTTCTTTTCTTTCTTTCTTTTCTTTCTTAGTGTGCCCATTTTCGGCATGGGTGTTATGCCCTTTTTCGGCACTACTCCACTGCCCATTTTCGGCAGTAGTGCCATTTTTAGGTACTGCCGTTTTTAGGCATGGGTTAGTGATAGTAAACTTGTTAGTTTTACCATCCTCACGATGTACTGAAAGAAGCTTAAAATCCTCCAATTGTTTTATAGCTTCGAATAATGTATGAGGTTTTTTTATACCAGTTTTAACCTGTAAGAACTTAGACTCAATAGCCCAATTCTTGCGCTTAAAACCTTCTGTAAATCGACTGATTACTACATAGCATTTAAGGGCATTACCGGTTATTTTTGCCACATAATCATCGTCAACAAGATAATTAGGCGTTTTGGTATAGCCCTCATCTTTCTGTTCTATAGACATTTCAGCCCCTCGTAGTGGCTGCGGATCAGTTTGCTTTGTCGGAAACTGGATTAATTGTGCTGCATTCATTTCTTCACAGCCTCCGCAATACGTGCTAAATTTGACATTCAGAGTTCCTTATTCATCACTGTTGTGTTGGATGGCAAATCAGGCTCAACTGGTCGCACAGTTGGGCTTTTTTTGTGCCTGCTGTTTTTGGTAGGGGTTCAGGTTGAAGCTCAAAACTGGTTTCTACGGTATCTGTGGTCAGACGCATTAATCGACTGAGAGAATGGAGTCGTTCTCTTACTTCAGTGATATTTGAAATGCCTAAACTTCTCATATGTTCAGACAAAGTTTTGTTCTCCGACTTAGAGATTGCTTCTAAATCGCGTTTTTCTTCATATGTGCATTTAAATGTAATGCTTTCAGTGAGTTTTTCAGACATCAAAAAGTCCCTTCGTTTTCTGGCTGCACTTTCTCTTTGTGTAGTCTCTTCAAACCATCAGCGATTTCATAAGACAGTCTTTTACCTTTTTTTCCAGCCTTTAGATCGCTTATGTAGTTTTGTGAACAAGGAACACTCTCTGCAATTTGTTGCTGAGTCATATTCCCCTTCTGTTTGTCTTGAAGGTCTTTAATAAGCTGACTCCAATCAGTCATTTCATCATTCCTGTAATAGCTATTAGAATAATTTATCTTGATTGCGATATTTAAGCAACCGCCATAGCGATATAAATTTACATCACAATAGCGATATCAACTTTGGAGCACCAATTATGAGTGTAGGAAATCGAATCAGAACACTAAGAAGATCTCTAAGCATGTCGCAACCTGAACTAGCCAAAAAAGCAAAGGTGAGCCAATCGACTATTTCTGATTTAGAGAATGATAAAAAAAGTACATCGGCTATAAATATGGAAGCTATTGCTCAAGTATTAGGTTCTTCTAGTAGTTATTTATTAACGGGAAAACAAGAGTTTAAAGAAAATAAAGGGACAGTTGATCAAATAATCGAACATGTTAATAATAATGATGAAATTATTTATCAAATAAATAATTTAGTGAAAATTAGATATTATCCGAATCTCTCTATTTCCTGCGGATCTGGCTCATTTGGTGAGGTTCTTGAACAAGAACATGAGGAAATAACTATCAATAATAAAGCCCTTAAAGACAGACATATCCTTCAAGCAAACTGTGTAGCATTTCCTGCCAGCGGTGACTCAATGTTACCAACCATTAAAGATAAAGATATAGTTTACGTTGATTTAGATCGCACAACTATAAAAGATGGCAAGGTGTTCGCTATTTGTCATGGTGGGCTTTTTAAATTTAAACGTCTTTATAATCTCCCTCTTGGGGGTGTACGAATTGTTTCTGATAATGCTGTCGAATTTCCAGAAGAAAGATTGACGGCTCAAGAAATAATTGATCAACAATTTCAAGTTATTGGATGGGCTTGGTCTTGGCAGTCTATGGAGAACTGGTGAAAGTGAGAAAAATAATTGCATTATCTTTAGTGTTTTTTTGTTCTAATGCATATTGCACATATACTCAGTTAAATTATTTTGACATTTTTAAATATCACGCATGTGAGGGCCACTGGATCAATGAACTATTCGAAATAGTTGGTCCTAAATGCTCCCCAAATATTTCTATCAATGATGTAAATATCAATGATGATAGAGTTTTAAATAAATATCTTTCATGGCAAACAAATAAAGAGAAGGTTTTGATTGTCACCGCATCTGATAACGTCGAAAATGTTTTAGAAATTCTTCAAGAAGCTCCTCTTGAATACACGATTAAAACTAGCAACAATCAGTTCTCTGGGGTATTTTATAATACTTCTTCGAAAGTTACAGGTGGTGATACCTTCGTCAAGTGCGACAAAGTTAAAAATAAATGCACGATAACTAATAATGCTGTTAGCTATGATGTAACGAATGAAGGAATTTCATTAAATTTTAACATGAATTTTGCAAACACCAGCGATCCGATAGATGTCCGTTATTCAGCATTTGAATTTGCATTTTGGGTACTGAATGTAATGGAAACAAATAGAACAAATAATTAAACACACCGCCCTCAAGCGATTTTTTATAGTTATAAAAATAATTAAATCTTTTTTGCGATATTTTTATCGCAATAGCCATTGACTATAATTATCGTTAATGCGATATTTATCTCGTATCTAATAAAAAAGCCCACAACGGACTGGAAATCTAGTGGGCTTTTCGAAACTACGAGGCCATTATGAAACAAAAACCAATAAAGAGTCAAACGACTCAGATCCTCTTTCAAGAACCAACTCAGGAAGAGATGCACGGTAAACCCCGTTCTATCTTTGCTGACCTTTGCACTTTTCTCCTCTTATTAAGCCTGTTCATTGGCTTGGTCGCTATGCTCCGCAGCTGTGCAGATGATGTAGCAGATGACCAGATTCAAGCCCATGCTTATAACGCGAAGTTCTCTAAAACTGATTCTGCTTTAGTTCAGGTTGTGGAGGCGCGTTAATGAATGCAGCTGTAAATCCAGACAAAATTATTCCAATCCGGGCCAGCTCCCTGTCCGACCTGTTTGACTGTCCGGCACGCTGGGAAGCCAGGAATCTTTTAAACAAACGCACTCCAGCCGGTGCACGCACGCGCTTAGGTACAGCAGTTCATGAAGCAGTAACCCAGTGGGACTATCTGAACCTGATCGGAGAAGACGTCACCCTGGAAGAATGCCGC